GCTCAGAACCCAGATCTCAAAATTATTGTTGAGACAACTAACGTAAATGAGTCACCTTACACAGGTCGTTACTTCCTAGTAGGAAGATCCAGAGGAGCAACATTATCAGCCGGATCGGCAACATCAGGCACAGCATTTGGTGATGCAAACCAGTATGCCTTGACTTTCCAAGGACTGGAACCAGAACCAATGGATGAAATATTAAGTACTGATGGTTCCGTTGACTTTTTGTCAGGAATCTCAGTTGGATAATTACTTTCATGTGATAAAGGGAATGGTTGTGAAAGATCATTCCCTTTTTTTAATTAAAAACTATGCAAAGTTTAACATACGATACATCAGGAACAGAAACAATAGCCGTTTGGCCTGAAGTAACTTCATCGTTTTTCAATAACCCGCTAGCATCATTTCAAATGATACTTAGCAGTGACTATGGATTACAAGAACAAATCGTAGACTTAACTTTAACAGAAGCACCTACGCCAATTCATCAACGAATAATTTTTACGTTTGATAAGGCAGATTTACCTAATTATACTGGTAATTACACATTTACAATAAGAGAAGAAATACCATCTAACGAAACCTGGGGTACAATATCAGAGACTTGGGCTAGTTATGATGTTAAATGGTCAGCAGACGTTGAACCAGTACTATTTACTATAGAAACAGATAGAGCTTGGATACAAGGCAACGATGAGCCTACATTTACACAATATGATGTACCAGCCACTCCAGGCGAATACACAATATACCACAACTAATGGCAGATAAAAAATTCATATTTTCAAAAATAAAAAGATTTTCTAAGCCATGGCTTTCTTACAAAGAAAAGTTTGATGGCAAATACGTAAAAAGCGGCGATGATAACAAGTTTCCGGATCATCTTATAGAATTATATAATAAGTCGTCAATCCATGCATCTGCAGTAAATGCAACTACAGAAGCAATTATAGGTGGCGGACTTAAATCAGATGACGAATTTGCACTTAAAAAAGCAAATAATCAAGGAGAATCTTGGAATAGCATTTTTACAAAAGTATCTACAGACTATTATTTACACGGTGCATTTGCACTAGAAGTAATATGGTCGCTTGATAGATCAAGAATCGCAGAAGTATATCACATAGACTTTTCACATATACGCGCAGAAGAAAAAACAGATAGAGGAATTATTCCTGGATATTACATTTCTAATAAGTGGGGTCATTACAATACAAAAACAGAAGATTTAGATTATCTACCTATATATGATCCTAATAAAAAAGACGAAGAAACAAATCAAATCTTTGTAAGTAAAAAGTATAGACCAGGTCAAGAATATTATCCGCTGCCTACATACAATGCAGCGCTTAAAGTTATTGAGTTAGATACAGAAGTAGATCAGTTTCATGTATCTAATATAACAAATGGCTTAGCACCATCATTAGCAATTACAACATTTACAGACGGCTCAGATGATGACCGCAAAGCAATAGAAGAAGCATTACGTGCAAATTATGGTGGCTCAGACAATGCAGGTAGTTTAATTTACATGGATGTAGCTAGTCCAGACTTAAAACCTGATATTACACCTATACAACAAAATGGCGCTGATGGTTACTATACTACAATTAACGATATGGTAACACAAAAAATACTTACAGCACATAGAATTACATCGCCAATGATGCTAGGCATTAAGACAGAAGGTCAACTAGGTGGACGTGCAGAAGTATTTGATGCATTTATGTTATGGTTTAATACTGTGATTGAGCCAATGCAACAAGATATTTTAGCCGAATTAGAAATACTACTAACAGTAAATTATCCTGACTTGATCATAGGCGTAGAAACTAAAAACCTATATACTGACGGAGAAGTAGAAGAAGATATTGTTACATCAGCAGATACATCTACAGAAGATGATGAAAAAATTAATGAACAAGAGGTAGCAAATGACTAACGTATTTTTACTTAGTGAAGCCGTTATTAGACAATATAGTGGAATTGACAATAATGTTGATACTGCTTTAATTAAAAACGGCATACGTGAAGCACAAGACATAGAATTACAGCGTCTTTTAGGTACACTACTATATGATAAATTAATTACGTTAGTTGATAATGCTACAATAGATGATGCTGCAAATAGCAATTATAAAACATTGTTAGACGAGTATGTACAAAACTTTTTAATTTACGCAGCTTATTTTTATATTCTAGATGATATCTATCTAAGAAGCAGAAACAACGGATTAATTACACCTACAGGTGGCGATAATAGCGAAGTTGCTGATTTAACACTTTACAATATGAAAAGAGGTAGTGTTAAAAACAAGATGGAATTTTATGCACAAAAGTTGCGTGATTATTTAATTGAAGAAGAAGCACTGTATCCTGAGCTTACTGCAAGTAATAAACTATACGAACAATACCCAGACTACGATGATCAGTATGGCAGTCCGTTTGTATTTAGAAAAGATCAGTATGCAGAAGAAGCAAGAAAAAGAGGAATACCAATTTACGATACAAGATATAAACAATACCCACAATAATGCGTAACTTATCTAACTTATTCATATCAGAATCATTTCAGTTTCTTTTACAACAAAGTGGTAGTAATGTACTAACAGGTACAGGCTCACTTGTAGAAAGTCTGGATATTTCTGCATCATTTGCAACAACAGCGTCATTTGCTAATTCATCAGCACAAGCAAACTCTGTAGCATTTAACAATATTACAGGCAAACCTACATTATTGTCAGGTAGTGCACAGATTGCTACAGATATTTCAGGAGCATTTGATGAAGCTAGTAGTAGCTTAGCTAGTAGAATTACTGCACAAGAAGAGTTTAGTAGTTCATTAGATAATACATTTGCTACAGATCAAGAATTAAATGCAGTATCACAATCTGCTGCGGCTGACATTACATCAAATAGTGCAAGCATCGCAGAGCTACAAGACTTTAGTAGCTCATTAGACGATACATTTGCTACAGATCAAGAGCTTACAGCGCTATCTAGCTCAGTTGCATCTGATATTACATCAAATAGTGCAAGTATTGCAGACTTAGAAAATTTTAGTAGTTCGTTAGATGATACATTTGCAACAGATCAAGAGCTTAGTGCATTGTCTAGCTCAGTTGCATCTGACATAGAAGATATTATTGATGGTACAACTACAGTTACATCTGCATCGTTTGCAGTTTCATCAAGTAATGTAGATTTTGATAATATAAGTAATAAGCCTACATTGCTATCAGGCAGTGCACAAATAGCAACAGAAATTAGTGGTGCATTTACATCTACATCAGAATCTATTGCAACAGACATTTCTAACATTGTTGATGGAACAACAACAGTACAGTATGCAAATAACACTGTAACAACAGGTAAAAACTTATCAGGTGGATTATTACAAAAAGGTATACCTTTATACTTTACAGGCTCAAATACACAAGGTAACTTAGTAGGTATTTATCCTGCGGATGCAAGTAATCCTAATCGTAGACCAGCAGGTGGTATCTTAGGAGAAGATCTTAATGATGGAGAAGAAGGTGTTGTATTATTAGATGGGTTTATCAATCAAGTAGATACATCACAATTTGATTCAGGTGATAAAATATATCTAGCAGTAGGTGGTGGATACATAAACGAAGAACCAACAGGTTCAGCTAATATTGTACAGTTTTTAGGTACTGTTGAAAAATCAGCTGTTAACGGGTCAGGCGTTATACAGATGATGGGTGAAGGTCATAGTTTACCTAATATTACACAAGGTAGTATGTGGGTAGGTGGAACAGGTGATGTACCTACAACAATTATATCAGCATCATTTGCAAAAGTTTCAGAAGATAACTCATTTACAGGTACACAAACATTTGATAATATTGCAGCTACAGGGACAGCATCATTTGCATTTATACAATCTGTAACAGGTTCAGCAAAGATTATTGGAGATGCATTTGTAATTGTTAATAATAACACACCTGCTGAAAGATACGCAGGTATAAAAGTAATTGACTCAGGTAGTGCAGCTACTACAGCGTCATTACAATTTGATGGACAAACAAACGATTGGTTTTATGAGTATGAAGGAGACGATCCTACAAATCATGGTGTATTATTGTTTGGCCCTGAGTATGCAACAATAGGTGATCCTACATACTTAACAAATAATACAATTCCAAAAGGAGATGGTGGACACCATCTAAACGATAGTATTATTACAGATGATGGTAGTACAGTTACAGTAGGTG